CAGACATTGTATATTGATTACCCAATAAATGTGGATCTAAAGTTTCTCCAGCTAATATTCTTGATTTAACCTTATCATGATCTACTCCTTTAATAGGATAGGGAACTAAACAAATGTCTTTATTATAGTTAATCATTTTTTCAATCATTTTATAATTAAAGGATATATCTGAATCTATAAATAACATATGTGTACAATCTGATTCCATAAATCCAGATACACATAATTGTCTTCCTTGTGTTACCAAACTACTTTTCATAACTTGGAACATAACTTGTATTTTTCTAACAAAACATTCTTTTTGAAATTCTAAGCAAGCTTTAAAATAATGAATAGATACATCTGAATGAACAGGGGTTGCTACAAAGATACGATGAGGTTGTCTAAATGCCATTTAAAAAATTCTCCCAATAAGTCTTTATTACATTCCAATGATAAAATTGTCTATAGTATTGTTGTTGAAATTTCATTTTATTTTCATCTACGTTATTTAACATATCAGGTAGTTTATCTATGACTGCAGCAAATTGAGAAGCTAATAACTTTTTATTATTTTGACAAGGAACGTATATTGGAAACTCAGCGCAAGTTTCGTATAAAGCACCGAGGTCCGTGGTCACTGCAACAAGTCCCGCGGCTAACGATTCCATAGCGGCTAAACAAAATGTTTCTTCAAATATTGATGGATGAATATAAGAATCGTAAGTATGTAATACTTTCATTAATTCTTTGTGATTTAAATAACCTTTATAATTAACATTCTTTATTGATTTTGCTTTATCATAGAGTCCAATAAATTGTTTATCATTAGCATTTTTAAAATGATCTCCATATATTTGTGTGCTTGAATAAATATCTAATTCTACTTTATCTGTTTTAATCTGTTCCATGGCACCTAATAAAACATCTAATCCACGCCAAGGAGTTGAAGTGTAAACTAATTTTATTTTATCTTTAGGTTTAAAATCAGTTTTAATAATTAAATCATCATCAAATCCATTCTTAATAACTAAACATAATTCGTTAGGTATACTAAAAAAGTATCTATATTTTTCATAAGTCCAATGTGAATTAAATATATAATAATCATACTTACCGTGATTTAATTTATTTTGAAACCAAGGCATAAGATTAGGTTGATCATAACTATTATGAACCCAAAGCACATTTACTTTAGTTGAATCTATTGGAGTTTTTTCTGGAATGGATGTTGTTATTTGAACTTTACTTAGAAGATCTTTATTTACGTATTTATGTAAATACTCTACTTGTATTTCCGTGCCACCGTAAGGATTCATTACTTAGTTTTACCAAATACTTCTAAGGATGCAACAGTTATTTGTACGTCTCTTTGTAAATGTTCTACTTGTGTTGGAGTATTAGGATTTGCTACGTCAGCATTAAACTCCTCAATAGAATTATACACTTCTCCAGTGACTTTATTTTTAATAGTCTCTACTGCTTTAGCTGGTAAAACTGGAACCTCTACTCCGTCTATTATTGTAGTTTTCATAAGATATTAATATATATGATTATCGTCTTCCTTGTCCACGATATTCTTTATGATCATTTCTTTTATTATTTTTTTTACTATGTCTTCCTGGTCTTTTTTTATTAGTATACTTAATAAAAGAACCTGATCCATTACTTACTTTTCTAGCCATTCTCCTGTGATCTATTTAACAAAGCGTATGATATTTGTCCAGATATAGCATTTACAGTATCTGCTTGAAATAACAAACTATCTCCTTCTTCTAATACAAGTGTATTGTGAACAGCATTATCATGAGAATTTGCTGGTACCTGAGTATGATAAAATTTAAAATTTGTAGTAACGGATACATCATGAAAAAAATAATCAACTGTTCTTGCGGCGTTAGTATCATTAGCTACTGATATTTCTTTTATGATTGCTCGTGATTGTGAATCAATTACTAACACAGTTGTTAAAGTAGTTGTTGTTAAATCATAACCTTTGTTTTTATATTGTATTGTCATAGATTAACCTGGTCCACTAAAAATAAACCAAGCAAATGCTTCTTGTTCATTTTTAATATCATTTAGATATGATGTATTTAATTGATTTTGTAAAGTCTCTAGTGCCTGATTAATTTGTCTAAAATTATTAACCGTGTAAGGCTCTTGTGGTTCTGGTATTAATATATTAATTTTTGCCATTATAATAAATCTCTAATGTAATCTTTTCCTTTAATAGATATAAAGCCACCTTCTTGTTTGCTTTTCTTAATTGAATCTATGTAATTACGATATACATTTACAACATCCGCTTTACCCATTACACCAGCTCTTTGTTCCATAGCTACCGCTGCTTGTATTTTATGTGCTTGTTTACGACCGCTGTTTTTAATTTTTGATACGCTTTTTCTAGCGTCTGTTTCAGTTGCAAATTTTAATCCTTGAATAGTACCTTTTGGATTTTCATCTGTATATAAATCAGAATGTTTTTTTGATCCTGCAGGTTGTCCTGGTTTTCTAGGTATTCTAGCTTCTCCACCTCTTGCTGCTGCCCTTACACAATTAGCAACTAATTTATTACCTTTTTTCTTCATACCTTTTTGTTCAAATCCTCTCCAACAAGTTCCTCTAGCCATTATGTTTGTGGTCCACTTCCGCCTCTACCGTCTGGTTGTATATCTACTCTAAATACTCCATAACGCCAGTTATCGTTTATTGCATCGTTTTCAATTTTAATACTAGCAAGTCTTCCTCGCGCGCGTGTATCTATTTTATCTGTTGTAGAAGATATTGTAAATGGGCCAACAGTTGTTTGTCCTAGAGCCGTGGTTGAATCTGCGGGGTAAGCCCTAAAGAATAAAGTTACTTTGGCATTACCATCTAAATATTTAAAGTCAGGTATAAATCTTCTAATTTTAATAAAATATTCACCATCTCCTTCTATATCAAGATCAAAGTCTCCTGATCTTATAAATGAAGATATAACAATACTTGTTGTATTATTACTTGTTAAATTTAATACTTCATTAACTCCAACTTCATGTGCAAAAACATAACTACCTCCATTACTTATACCATTAATAGTTGGAGATGTTGGTGTTTTTGTTTCATCAAATTTTGTGGCTGTTGGTGTTGGAAGAACGTGTGCATCCTCATAAGTTGTTCTTGCAAGTGTGCCTGTAGACCAAGCTTGTTCTACGTAGTTATATGTAACAATTCTATCTATTTGTGTAGAGCTTGCTTTTGGATAGAACCAATTAATTTCATTGTATAAACTATTGTGTCCTGCAAATACCATTTCACCATTTGTAAAATTAACTCCTAAACTATCGCCTTGTGTTGTAAATATAAAATCATCCACTGTACAAGGTAATGTTTTAACTGTACCATCAAATACAAAGAAGTTACCAGAATCACCCATCCAATAAACCGCACCATCTACGAATACTGCAGCGTGTTGTCCAATACATCCACAGTTAGATCCGACTTGTCTTATACTGAAAGTAAAAGGAGGTCCTACAAACTGCATTGTATAAGCAGCTTCATCTGTTATAACTAATATATAATCTTTACCTTTAACAGCAGCTACAATTCTACTACCATTATCTAATCTAAATGTACCTGCAGTGTTAGTAGAAGTTGGTTCATATACTTCAATATCTTCTTGATCTGAAAATCTTATAAACATTGGATCTTGAGTTGAAGGACTACCGATAGTTGTTTCTGTTCCAAAATGAATTAAATGTCTATCTCTATCTGATACTCTTGTTAAAACTGTTGCCGTAGGATTATTTGCTATAATAGTTGCACGAGTTGCAACTCCTGTTCCAGATGTTGGAGCCCATTTAAATGTTGAACCATTTTTAATGGTCGCTACTAATATTTCTCCAAAGTTATCTAAAGACCATGAACCAGCATCCACTTGTGTATTAGATACTGATCTTGGAGTTCCCCAAGTAGATAAGTTCCATGTTCCAGCACCCCAACCATAACCAAATGTAGAAGAAATAGGGCCTACTGTAACGTAAGGGTTTGTTGTAAGTGATCCACCTGTTGTAACTCCTGTTCCGGTTTCTGTAACAGGCATAGTAATTGTAAATGTATTTGCGCTAGGTACTGTTTTAACTTCAAATGAATTAGTTTGAAAATTAGCAGCTGTAAAACTTGTTGTAGTTGGTCCTGGTGTTGATACACTTGAAAAATTAACTAAATCACCAACCAATAAACCATGAGAATTTTTATTTATTGTTACAGTTGTAGAACTTGTAGTTGATGTATAAGTACAACTTGTTAGTGCTGTTTTAAATGGTGTGATATCATAAAATACTTCCTCAAAAAGAACATATAAAACTTTATTTGTTCCAATGACCACATAACGTCTGCCAGTTAAATCAAACCAAGAATGTATGTCTCTGGCCGCTCCTACTAATATAGATGAATTAATTTGTTCCCAACCCCCTATTTTTTCAGGTGATCCGTATTGAAAACGTATGTTATCTCCATCTATCCAGCGTCCTTCTGCTTGAGATGCAGTATCATTCTTATCAAAGCCTGGAGGTAAAGGTATCTTTTTTAATGGCATATTTATGCTTATTATAGCACTAATCATGTATAGCTAAAAGATTAAGCTACTACTTTTTTAATAGTATATGATCTTCTACAAAATATAAAGCATCTAATTTAGTATTGTTAAACATATAAATAGCTTCTTTTTTTGTTTGTATCAAAGGTTCTCCTGCTACATTAAAACTAGTATTTAATAAAAATGGACATTTTGTTTTCTGATAAAATAAATTTATCAATTGAAATAAAAACCCATTTGTAACAGTTTGAATTCTACATGTTCCATCAACGTGTGTTATTCCAGGGAATGATTTTTTATACTTATTTTTAAATTCAAAATTTATTGTCATATAAGGAGATTCATTAATCCCTAAATGAATAAAATATTTCTTAAATAAATTTTTATTAATAACCCCTGCAAATGGTCTATACCATTCTCTATTTTTTAATACATTTACTATTTCTTTACAATTTTTGTTTCTAGGATCAAATAAAATAGATCTATGCCCTAACGCTCTTGGCCCTACTTCTGGATTACCTTCAAAAATAGCAACACTTTTTTGTTTTATAAGTAAATTACATACTTCTTTAATTGAAGATATTTTTCCTTCACTTAATTTTTCTTCATCATTATAATAATGATAGAAGTTATTTATAGGTGGTTGAATTATTTTATTATGTTCTGCATATTTTAAAATAGCTGCTCCAATAGATATTCCTGTATCATCAGAAACAGGTTCAAAATAAAAATTAATATTAGGTAAATTTTTTAAATAAAAATTATTAGCAACTACGTTTAATCCATATCCCCCTACAATACATACATTGTTAATTTTTGTCTTTTTTACATATTTTTTTATTAATTTTAAAACTTCTTTTTGAGTTTCTAACTGAACATTTTTTGCTTTATTTGCATAATATTTATAATTTTCTTTTGTTATGTTTTTTTCAATTTTATTTTCCTCTCCATAAAAACAACTTGAATCATGATTGTTAAGTCTAATGTGTGTAAAATTATTTTCAATAATTCCATTTTTATTGAAATATGTTTTTAAATTTTTGTTTTCTCCATAAGAAGAAAGTCCCATAGTTTTGCCATTTTCTAAATTACTTTGACCGATCAGAGTAGTTGCTGCTTCATAAACCTTAACTATTCCAAATTGACTGTTTACTTTTATATCAACATTTGGATAAAAATTTTTAATTTTTTTATTAATCTCTTCCTTTTTTATATTTAAATTATTCATTAACCAAAATGATTTATATAAAGTTTTAATTTCTTTATCTTTATCAAAAACATAAACAGATTCTGATTCCCTACAAACTTCAACATCATTAATAAAAACTATTGATCCATTTCTATCTATCACAAAGACTAAAGCTTCTTTAAAATTACTATGATAAAAAGATAACGCTGCATGACATTTATGATGTAATAAAGAAGAATAATTCTCTAAATCTAAATTAAATTTTTTATTTATATATTCCCTATAAATAATTTCTCCTAAATATTCATTATTACTTGGAGTAAGATATAATATATGGTCTATTTTTCCAAAATTTAATGAGTGATATAGTTCTAAAGATTTAAAAGGATGTTTATCTCTTTTTTTTCTAGAAAGTCTTTCTTCTTTACAAAAGAACTCTACTTTACCATTATTTAATGAACAAACAGAACTATCATGGGTTACATTAAATGCGAGTATTCTCATTTCTTTATTACAATTTATTTAAATATATAACACAACTATTTACAAAATACAGTTTTGTAGTTATAAACATTAAATAACTTAGAATGTATGACTTTACAAAATTATTATTATTATTTTAAAAGTGCTTTATCATTAAAATTCTGTAATGATGTTATAGCATACGGAAAAAGTAAACAAGAGCAACTAGCACTTACAGGAAATATTTCTGAAAAAAGAAATTTAAAAGAAAATCCTCTTACAAAAAAAGAATTAAAAGATTTGAAAAAGAAAAGAGATTCTAATATTATTTGGATGAATGATAGATGGATTTATGATCAAATACAACCTTATGTTCATCAAGCTAATAAAGATGCTGGATGGAATTTTGATTGGAATTGGTCAGAATCATGTCAATTTACAAAATATTCAAAAGGTCAATATTATGATTGGCATCAAGATTCTTGGGACGTTCCATATAACCACCCCAATGATTTAAATCAAAATGGTAAAATTAGAAAATTATCAGTCACTTGTACTTTGTCTGATCCTAAAGATTATAAAGGCGGAGAATTAGAATTTAATTATAATAATCCAGAAAAATCAAAAAAGTTTAATATACATAAATGTAAAGAAATTTTACCCAGAGGATCCATTGTAGTTTTTCCAAGTTTTGTTTGGCATAGAGTTTGCCCTGTAATAAAAGGAACAAGATACTCATTAGTGATTTGGAATTTAGGATATCCATTTAGATAAAGGGTTTATTTACAAAATTTATTAAATTATATATAAACAAAATATGAATTTTAAAAAGAAGAAATTTTTAATTTTAAAAAATGTTCTTTCACCAGAAATGTGTGATTTTATTTACAAATATTTCTTACTTAAAAGAAGAGTTGCAGAAACTCTTTTTAAAGAAAAGTACATTTCACCTTTTGAAACTATTTTTGGGGTATGGACAGATCATCAAGCTCCAAATACTTATTCTCATTATGCAGATATAGTCATGGAAACTTTATTAGTTAAAATGCTGCCACTAATGCAAAAAGAAACTAAATTAAAATTAACACCTAATTATTCCTATGCTAGAATTTATAAAAAAGGGGATGTATTAAAAAGACATAAAGATAGATTTAGTTGTGAAATATCTACAACTTTAAATTTAGGAGGAGATTCTTGGCCAATATATTTAGAACCTTCTGGAAAAGAAAATTTAAAAGGAATTAAAGTAAATTTAAATGCAGGGGATATGTTAGTTTATAGAGGCAATGAATTAGAACATTGGAGAGAACCTTTTGATGGTGAAAATTGTGGTCAAGTATTTTTGCACTATAATAATCTTGCAACTAAAGGATCTAAACAAAATCTTTTTGATAAAAGATTACATTTAGGTCTTCCAGGTTCATTTAGAAACTAAATGAGTTTAAAAACACCGATTTATGTCCATCAATATTCTATAAAAGAATGTAAGAAATTAGAAAAATTTGTTTTAAAAAATTATAAAAAATGGAAAAAAAATTTAAATTATGTAAAATGTGTTACTTCAGGATTTAATCCTGATTATCCTCCTATTGATGAATTAGAAAATTATGCAAAAAAAAATATTTTAAATTTTATAAAACCACATGCAATATTTTATAAAACAAGTTTTTGGTTTAATTTTTATAAAAAAAATCAAGTAGCAGAAAAACATGATCACATTCCTGAAAAAATTTCTTCCGTTTTAATAATAAAATCATCTGAGCAAGAATGTTTACAATTTCATGGAAGTAATAATTATTTACATAAAATAAAAGATAAAACTGGATTGTGGATTTTTTTTCCATCTTTTTTACCACATTCAACTTTACCTGTTTCTAAAAATAGAATAACTCTTGCCTTTGATTTTAAAGAAAAAGAACCCTGGGATTTATGATTATTATAACTAAAATTAAAACTATTATATCTTTTAATAGTAGTTTTTACGACTTTAATTTACAGGAACACCAATAAATATAACTTCACCCGATTCATTAAATAATTTAAGAGGTAACATTTTCCATTTTAAATTTTCTTCATCCCATACATAAGGATCCTGTTCACCTTCTTTTTGAACAGATGTAACTGGTCTAGGTGTAGGTGCTTGCCAGTCGTCATTAGAATCTAAAGACCAGGAAGGAAAAGGCTGAGGTTTAATAAATTTATTTTTAATGGAATCAAAAGTATAACCAATTCCAGCATATTGTTTTCTAAAATTATTATTAATTGATGTTTGAACCCATTTTACACCTTCGGGTGATAAAGGACTAGTTGTTAAAAAATATTGAGCCGCTTGCTCTGATTGTTCTCCACCATTGTCTGCAATATCAATATTGCATCCAACAACAACTCTTATAACTTTATTATTTATATCTAATTCTGCAAAATGAGCCATTATGTTACCGTTATACTTCCATTAACTGTAAAAGTTAAAATTGTTGCCTCTCCATCTGGTGCGGGACTTGTTGTTTTTGTATTAGTTCCTGGAGACACTGAAATTCTTGGACCTGCTGCTCCTGGAGCTCTAAGTATAACAACTCCATCTGCCCCTGTTCCTCCTGTTTCACCACTCATACTTGGTTGAGGAGTTGGTCCTGTTGATCCACCTCTTCCTGCCGACCCATAACCTCTTGGAGCACCATCTTTATTTGGAGTAGTAGTTCCCCAAGCACCACCCTGTCCTCCTTCTGCATAACTTACTGGAGCCCCTGTAATTGAATTAGTAGCTGCTGCTCCACCTGCTCCACCATCAAGAATTGATGGGTTAGGATTTGGTGTATTTCCAGCTCCACCAGCTCCAGTTGCTCCACCTCCTCCTGCTCCAGCTAAATAATCGCCATCAGGTCTTGGGCCTCCACCAGGATTACCTTGCGGTGGACTTGTAGGAGGTGTATTGCCTGCTCCTGTTATTCTTTCAGATCCTCTTGTTACAGAAACCCCTCCTCCAGATCCTCCTGGTCTTCCATCTAAGTTAGAGCCTGCACTTAAAGGAGAACCTGTACCTCCTCCGCCTGCAGTTGATGTAATTGTGTCAAAAACAGAATTATTACCATTTCCTCCTGGAGCATCACTTCCTCCTGTTCCACCTGCTCCAACTGTAACTGGAGTTGTTCCTTTTGCTAATTTTAATTTTGTTCCACCTGGAAAAGATGTCCTATATCCTCCAGCCCCTGCTCCCGCCGCACCTCTTGTATTAGAGGCAAGACCATAATTACTTCCGCCTCCACCACCGCCAGAAGCTATAACTAAATAATCAACCTCAATTGGTGCTGCTCCAGCTGTAAATCCAAAAGCTTTTGCTGATCCAGCTCCGCGTGTCGAGTTTAAAGGCATTACAAAATCTCCTTAGTTAAATTGAGTTTGAGATGCTAAAATTGTATATGCTGGGGTTGTTGCTGTTTTAATTGCAGTGAATGAATAAACATCTATTCCTGCATTGCCAGCTGCTGGTGCAGAACCACCTTGATATTCAAGTGTAACGTTTGTTGAGGAACCGTCAATAGTTATTGTTGAAACGTAAAAAGTAGTGTTAGTATTTAAAAAAGCACCTGTTACTGACTCACCAACAGACAACATATTATTAAGAGTTGTAGAAGAACTACCTCTTAAATTTAATGTAAATTGACCTGTTGCTGTTGTTGTATGATAAAGAACAGCTTGAGTTAAAAAATCATAGTTTGTAGTTCCAGTTGTTGCTACTGCTGTTACAGTTACTTTTTCTTTTACTGCTTGAATTTTACCAGTTCCAAGAAATGTTACTGCGCCAGTTCCTTTTGGAATAAAATCTAAACCAATATTAGTATCACTTCCTGATGCTGTAAAAGTTGGATTGTTTCCTGTTGCAGCATTAGCTACAGTTAATTCGTTAACTGCAGAAGCTGTTGCTGTAAATATAATTTCTTCATTACCATTACTATCATCAATTTCATTAATAATAGGAGAGGTTAATGTTGGTGTAGTTAAAGTTTTATTAGTTAAAGTTTGAGGAGCTGTAAGATTTACTAATGCTAAATCTACTGCATCTGTTCCATTTAAATAAACTAGTTTAGTTGTTTTATCAGTTGCTCCAAATATTACTGAAGCTCCACCTACTTGATTTAAAGCAAGTGTAAATGCACCTGATGTTGCGTTTTGTAAAGTGTAAGTTTTTTCAATTCCTGATGCAACGAATACCGTTGAATTTGCTGCTATTGTTCCTGTAAATCTTAAAACAGCATTTCTAGCTGTTGAAATTGTAGCATCAGTCATTAATAAAGTTGTATTAGTAGATGTGATAGCTATGTTTTCAAAACCAACGATGGCTTGTTGTACTAGGTCTAAATTTGTATTTGTTTTTGTTCCCCATGTACCCGAGTTTTCACCCGTTGCCATAAGTTCTATTTTTAAATCTGTTGAAAACGTTGATGCCATAAAAATCCTTTATAAATTATGTATAATAACCAATTTTAGTTTCATTAAGCCGCTATGTCAACCACACTCCAATTATTAGTTACTCCTATATCAACCACTTCCCAAGCAGTTATAAATAGTATACCTGTTTGTGAAGATACCTGAACCCCTGTAACAGCTATACTACTTAAAACTTCACCAGAAGCAAAACCCATAGAAATATTTAATAAATTTGTAGATAATGTAATTAATGTATTTGGAATAGCATCTTCATCACCTAAACTAACTGTTAATATATTAGTATTAGGAGTTACATTAGCAGTTCCTGTAATTTGAGCTATTGAAGTTAATGTAAATATTAAAGCGTTACCTGATAAATTTACTTCAACTGAAGGCACTACTTCTTCTTCAGCACCTTGAGATATAAACATACCTCCAATATTGCCCCACGAACCGTTGCCCCATGCTGTTGAACCCCATGGTAAATCACCGGGTGATGTTAATTCAACAAACACTCCACCTACCACATCACCATTTCCAGTTGTTGTATTTAGTAAATTAGTGCTTAAATTTAAAATAGAATCCCCTATAATTGTAAATGTTCCAGTAGTTGTATTTGATTGCACTCCACTTAAAACAGCACCTGCTGTTGCTTCAATAGTTTCATCACCAATTTGAGCTTCTACTCCAGCTATTTGATTCCAAGCTCCTGATCCCCATGAATTAACACCCCATGTAGTGGCTGTTCCAGGAGTTGTAACTTCTATAATTACATTTTCACCACCAAAAACACTCGCTACTGATGTATTAGCTAAAACAAAAGTTGGCTCTACTAATGTGCCTCCTGTTATTGTAATTGTATTTGTTGTTGAAGTTATTAAATTTGTAGATAAATTTATATTAATATCTGTAAAAGCTTCTTCATTTCCTACTGAAGTATTTAATTGTAATCCAGTAACATCTACATTAGGATTTATTTGATCTCCCCATTCACCAAATCCCCAAGTAAATTGTCCCCATCCACCAGGTTGTCCCGCATAAACATCTCCATCTTCTGTAGATATTTGTAATCCTGTAAGATCTAATTCTAAATTATTTTGCTCATTCCAAGCACCATCTCCCCAATTTAAAGCACTCCAAGTATCAAATGTAACATCCATGGAATTACCCATACCTGAACCATGAACATTACAAATATAAAAAAAATCTGTTGTTTGAGCTACTGTGATTTCTATGTATCTAACAGTGGCTGCATTAAATAATGCTGTGTTACGATAATTTGTAGAATTAGAAATACCATCTAAATAATAAACTACTCCTGTTGAAATTATTCCAGCTGTACTTGTTGTAGTAGAAAGAATTAATGGATGACCATTATTAGTTGAATCGTTTTGATTAAAACGAAACGTTGCTCCTGTTACAACAGGAACAATAGGTTTTTGAACACTATCAATATAATAACCACCACCTGTTCCAAAAGGAACGGTAACTGTAAATACAACATCAGCCATAATATTGTTCTCCTAATATGGCAAAACCAAGTGGCGATATTATATAAATTATATCTGCCACTTGGCCCTCCTAAATTATGCGATTCTTAATATAGCTGCTGCTGCTGTAAATGCCGGAAATTGAATTGTAAATGTTCCTGATGTTGCGGTTTTATCAGCGCCAAAATCTAATACGCAAACTGCTGCGTTAGAAACAGATGAATTATAAATCACTGCTCCTCTTGCAGTTAATGTAACTCCTGTAAAAGATAAGTCAGCAAAAGTTACTATTGCTGTAGCTGAATCTAATGAAACTTGTTTACTTGCTAATATTCCACCAGTTGCTGCATATGTTCCTGTGTTTGCAACTTCTGCTGTAGCTGTATAAGCTGTAGTAGCTGCTGATAAGTTAGCTGCTGATGTATACAGTGCTAATTTAAAAACCTGTGCGTTAGCTGAATCGAAATCGTGTACTGCACCTAAAAGCTCTGCTTTAAAACTGTTGCACACTGCTTGTGTTATTGCCATATATTGTACTCCTTATAGTTGTTATGGGGATGGTGACGGTACTTTGATTCGTAACGTTCCATCCTGAAATTCGTCTCTGCGTCTTCTACCTGTTTGTTCCAACGCAAATCCTTGTAATGCTGTATTATACTTGTCTTGATAGAGTTTGTACATATCCATAGGTCCTTTTAAATACGCAAAAGCTTCTACTAAACAAGCATATAATAATAGCTCTGGGGCATTTAAACTTACATATGTTTCAGTATTTGTAGCACTTAATCCATCTGGCGTGTAAATATAATCTAAAGAAACAACAAAAGCTGAACTAGGAGTTGGAGCTACTTCAATAGAATTTTCTCTAAACATTGCATAATATTTAGGAAATCCTGTTGCACCTGTTGAATTATATTCAGTTATAAAAGTATCATCTCTTGGTTCTAAAGCTACTTGAACACTAGAACTATTTGTAACTACTACAGAACGAACAACTAAAGCTCTTCTTGATGAATTAGTGCCTGATGATCCTGAAGCATTAGGTAATGCAACAAATTTATTGTTAGCTGTAAATGTAGAAGTCGCGTACTCGCGCGCGTAGTCTGCATCTGTTTCTCTAAATATTTTAAGTTCAGCATCTCTAATAAATCCATCTACAATAGTTGCTGTTAAAACTTCAGAACCTACTTCTGTATAATCTCTAATTTTTTGTACTAATTCTGCGTATGTCATGATATTACTATTGTTACGTTTCCAACACCTGTATATGCCGATCTATTTGCATTTATAATGTCTCCACTTATTCCAGGCTGCATTCCAATAGATGTAAATTGCCCTGGCCAATATTGTAAATCTAATTCTAGTAATAAACCTCCACCTG